ACACATTACAGTATTAACATTAGTTTTATTAATCGGGTCTTGAAGTCTTTCATATTGGTCAGGTGGTAAAACTAAAACATTAGGGATAAATCCAGGTCGTTTACTAACTTTCTTCCTTGCTTCTCTAATATCTTTAATAATCTCAAAACCAGTTTTATATTCCCATTCAACTCCATCAGAATCTGAATCAGTATCAACATCTAAAGTATTAATATTCGCAGCATTTACCAATCCAGGAATATCTAATTCTGCATCTCCTTCAAATACAATACTATTTTCTTTTTCTGCCATAACACGTCTTGCAATAGCTGCTTTATTAGTGTCAATATCTCTACCTAACATTTCAGCTGCTCTTTTCTCTTGACTAGTAATTTTAAAACCAGATTCAATAGTGACTACCTTTTGTGCTCCTCTTTCAATGTCACCATCGACTAACGGAATATCAGTAGCTCCGTTAGCCGTTACTTTAGCAGCCCCTGATTCAGATAATGTATCATATCCAACAGTCTCAACAGCAGGATGATTATCATCATCGACATTAATAATTGCTCTAGCAACTAATTCCTCTTTATTTGCAGTATATAAAATTTCATCAATTTGCTCTAAATCCTTCTTACGAAACATAGAATCTTGGTGACTTACACCTGTTAAATTCTTCACTCTAAATCACTCTCCCTTATATTAATTAATAAAATTATTTATTTACTTAATTATGCAAGTTCTTTAATTTCAATCTTTCCAGGTAAATCAATTTCTATTTTAACTAAATCTCCAGCATCTCCATTTGATTTAATTTCTGCTACATTTGATAAATCAGCAAAATAAGTTCCACCAGTTCCTTCAGTTAAATTACTAACTGCATCAATATTTCCACTTGGGACATAAGCAACTTTATCTCCAGCTTCAACTCCACTAGAATCAACATCAACTTCAACCCAAATAATTCCTACCCTAATGCAACTTACTCTATCATATTTCTCATAATATCCATTATTAATGTCTCCATTTAATGCATAACCAGCAATCCCATCAAAAGCAACAGCATCACTAGTTCCGTCAAAAGCAACAACCTGTCTTTCTTTATTTGTTCCTTTAACTAACCCTGTCCCAAATTTAATTTGGTCTTCTTCAGCAATTCTTGAATCAGTTTCAGTTTTTCTTCCTTCAGCAACCTTTCCTCTTCCAAGTTTTGGACTAATAGTATTATCTGTAATAGCCATCTATAAAACCTCCTCTAATATTTTAATTTTCTTAACTATTGAATAAATTTGTTCTAGCTTTTCTCTTTTCATCTAATTTAGTATTTCTATTTGAATCTTGTTTAGCAAATCTTAAGTTATTATTGCCTAAGCTATCAGAATTTAGATTCTTAATAGTGGCTTTAGCTCCATCATATCTAGCATTTAAATAATCATCAGACATTTCTTCAGTTAATTCAAAATCCTCATCAAGTCGTTTAATTACTTCAGCTTTCATTTCTTTAGGATTCATATCAATAGAAACACTATCTCCAATTAAACCAGTAACTTCTTCAAATAAGCCCAATAGCTCAGAAACTTTATCATTTACATCACTATCTGAATTAAGTTTATTTTCTAAGTCATCAACTCTGCCCTCTAATGTTTTCTTTGAATCTTTAGCAGCATCTAATTTACCTTTTAAAGTATCTCTTTCACTAGTTAAATCTTCAACAGATTCTTGAATTTCATCTAACTTAGTTTGTAATTTTTCAACATTTTCAGCAGTATCAACATTAACTTCTACTTCTTCACCATCAATCTTAATAACTTTAGTTTCCATATCATTCTCATCCTCCTTATTAGAATTGTCACTTCTTTTTCTTTGTTTGTTGTTTTGTTTATTAGTTTTTTGTGGTTTATTATTTGAGTCATTTTTCTTACTTTTTTGATTAAAATCTTTAGGAACTAATACAGCAATCCCATTTCTTTCTTCAATATCATATCCATCAAATATACTATCAATTCTAGCACTTACATCTTCACCAGCTCTACCAGCTTTAGTATGAGCAACATGATTGATAACTATATTCTTTTGGATAGCATCATATTTTTCTCCCTCAAATTCACCAGATTCAGTAACAATATCAGCCTCAAAACCAATACTTACTTCTTTCTTTTTACCACTTAGGATTTGAGCAATTAAATTATCATCAAAAACAGTTTCAGAAACTACTAAGAATTTATCATCTTTTCTTACATTTAGATGAGTTGTTCCTTTGAAATAATCTGTATAGTTTTCTGAGTTTAGCAAGACAAATGGATGTTCATCAGTAATAGGTTTTCCTTTAACACTTTCCATAGTTTTGTCTGAGAATATTTCATCAGGATGTTTTAATTCTTGTTGAATCTCTCCATTTTGTCTTCTATATGGCATTACACCTGTTTTTGTGATAGCTAAATCAACTGTCAAAAATCCATACTCATCTTCTTTGTAGTCTAATACTTTTGCCCTATCAAATCTAATTTCTTTAGTCAACTATATCACCTCCCAACAATAACTAAGTTTAATCATCTTCACTATCAAACCTATACCCACAAATATTACATTTTTCAGTATCTTTAGTCTTATGAATAGGGTTTTTACACTTTGGACATATTACATCAAACCTAGTTTGTCTCTGAGTATCACTCACAAGCTAATCACCACCTTTATTTTTATCTATATCTTTCCAAAAGCTTCTTTAACTTCAGTTCTACTTGGTCTTGCAATACATCTACATTGAATTGGCCCACCAGGGAATTGTCCATTTGCACCATCTTTCCAAGTATATTTCTTTCCACTTCTTGTTCTATGAGTCGATCTTACTCTATCATCGCCAACAGTAACCCAAATAAAACTTTTTAATCCTAATTCTTCATGTCTATATTTAGTTACTGCCATTGATATGTTACCAGTTTGGTCACGAGCAATTAACTTAGCGTTATTAGTTGATTTATTTCCAGCTTTATAAACATCTTCAGCAATCTCATCTGTTGATTTACCTTGTAATACTCCATCTAAAACAACTCTTTCAACTTCATCTAAATATTTACTTGGGATCGATTTAATTAATCTTATATTTTCATTCAAAGAAGCACTTAAAAATCCATTTAATCCTGGATCTCTAACTACAGGATTTACCCCTACTAAAGATTTAATTTCTTCATCAAATTGTTTTGTTGCAAAGTTTCTAACTTTCTTAATATGATTTCTTGCATATTTATCTGTATTCTTTTCTGCAACTTTCTTAAGAGTAGTTAATAAATCATTAATAGCTTTATCTATATCATCACTAGGAGAATCTAAATTAAGGCTATCACTAAAATGCTCTTTAAATATTCTTTTTAGCTTATTATCATATTTAACCATTGCTTCTGTGTTAGAATCATATTCAGGATAGCCAGATTCATCCTCAGCCTTTTCTTTTAATTTGTTTAAGCATTTCATCGTCTTATTATCTAAATTAATCTGAGAGCTATCTCTGCGTTCTCCTGTAATTTGTCTAACAAGTGGCTTTAATTTTCTTTCCCATAAATTCTCTCCACCTTTAATTGCAGTCTGAACAATGTTATCAAGTTTATTAAAATATTCATTTGCTAAATGGTCAGGAAAATCAAATTTAGTTGCCATAATTCAAATCACTCCTGACTCTGTTTATATTTTTCATGAACTGTACTAGCTAAATCATCAATATCTTGAGCATCTAATCCTAATTCTTTTAAATCCTTTTCAGTCAAATCTAATTCATCAACTATAGATTTATTATTATATTCTTTTTCTCTTAATTCTTCTGAAGTTGTCATCCCCATATTATATTGCATCTCATAAATTTCATGTTGTAATTTTCTTATTTCAGCATCTGTCTTTTTATCTAACCTCCATAAAGGATTAAATTTAAGAGAATAATCTAAATCTTCACTAACATCAACCTCATCACAATGAATTATTAAATCTATTAGTTCTTCAATCAAAGGTCTTAAGAAACTCTCTTGAATTCCAGCTATTCTCATATAATAATTTAATGAATCATATTGACCTCCAGTAATAGTTCCTTGTTGTTGACCTAAGAGATGTGATTTTGGCATTCTTGCACAACCAGCCAGATATTCCCATACAAAATCAATTAAATGTTGTAAATTAGGAAGACTACCTCCTGGCCCTTCATGAGTTAATTCATCATCTTTTCCAATTAATGCTAAAGTTCTAGTATTAAAATCTCTTTCTAATAGTTCAGTTAATTGTTCTACTTCATCTCTATTAGTTATATCTATATCAGGTGATTTTAAGACTTTAAATACTGCGCTATAAATTATTTGACCTAATGACCATGCTGTTGAATCTAAAATAGTTAAAGCATCATAACAAGATAAATAAATAGGGATTCCTTTCTTCTCATCTTCAACTGTTCTACTTTGCATGTGTAATATTCTACTAGGATGTACTCTTTTTTGGGGCAAATTAGCTGTAGCTCTTAAGATATACATCTCAAAGCCTCCAAATTCAGGACTCATTGGATTCTCATTTATTTCCATATCAGCCATATAATAGCTTGAGAATGGATGAATATATGAAATATTACTAAGACTATTTTTATCAATTGGTTCATCTAAAATAACTTCATCATTTTGGCTTGCTCCAATTGAAATAAACCCATCACCAGTCAATCTTTCATACTCAACTATTTTTTCAAAAGATGATTTTGCTTTTAAGTCATTTAGCTTTCTTAAGATTGTTGTGGCTGCATCTTCATTCTCTGATTCTAATGCTATCCATTCTCTCACACAATCTTCAGCAGGAATATCAACTAAATTAGCTGCAATTCTATTATGCTTATAAATATTTTTTAAGTCTTGATAATCTAATGACTGAAAATCAGTTTGAATCTGGCTCATTAATGGATCGTTATATTTACCTTTACTAGAGTTTGGATTTCTACTAGCCATAAAGTCTTTAATATAACTTTTATTTGCTATAGTATCATTTATCTGTTTTCTATTCTTTTCAGTAGATTTATTTTTAGACAATTAATCTCACCTCACAATCTTAAGTGTAATTTAATCTATAAATCAAAAGTATTTTAAAGGTTATGCAAAACAAACCTGTAATAATCAGTTAGTTTTGTCTATATTATAGCTCAGGTTAATCCCAGCTAGTTTTGTCTAAAAGCAGATATTAAACTATTGCTCTTATTGTTAGATAGTCTCTCAATAGCCTGAGTAAAACTATCAACCATATCATCATTAGCACCATTTGGAAAGTTCTTACATTCTTCTAAGAAGTCTTCAACCCAAGGTTTATTTAATGGGTCAGGAAGATAAATATTACCTGATTCAACTTCTGGTGAGACTACATTTGCTCTTGACACTTTACTTCCTTTTGGTGATATAGGAATAATTCCAGCAATCTTATTTTCTAATGACTGAATAACAGCAGGTCCATTAGCTTTATCTTCAATCAGTTTAGCTTTAGCACCAGGATATTTATTAGTATAATTCTTAAAGGCTTGAATCAAAGCAGGGAAATCAAGTCTCTCTCTCATCATATCAATTAAATATTTATTAGCACCTTTTCTTCCCCAAATCTCACATACTACATAAGAATTTCCATCTTTACCTTTAAAATTACAATCCCAACTCTGAATCATTTCATCAAACTTCTTTGGCAAGCTATCATAATAATTCCACCAATGTTCTTTTAAAATATCGCCCGTTTCAACTGAAGGTCTTTGCTGATATAATGCAGCCCATACTTTTGAGCCAACAGCTTCTTTAGTTTCATCTGCCCAATCTAAATCAAATCCAAGTTTGGGGCAAATTGGTTCCCCAATATC